GGTCACGTTCACCGCCGACAAGACAATCGCAGAACGATTGGCGGAACAGTGGACGCAGGTTGCGCCGGTCAAGATCGGCGGCGTGGCCTACGGCGACACGAGCCTGGAGTTCATCCCCGGCCGGTACGTTAAGCCGGGCTACACGATTACTTCGCGCGGATGTCCTCGGCGCTGTTGGTTCTGCGACGTATGGAAGAAATGGCCGGACGCCAATGTGCTGCCGATCTACGACGGGTGGAATATTCTCGACGATAATCTGCTGGCCTGCCCGCGCGACCATGTCGAGGCAGTATTTGCCATGCTGCGGCGGCAAGGTCGGCAGATTGAATTTACCGGCGGACTTGAGGCACTCGCATTGCAGGACTACCAAGTTGAACTGCTGGCTAGTCTGACCCCGCGCCCGAATATGTTCTTTGCATACGATCCGGGAGACGAGTTCGAAACCCTCGAACACGCTGCACGCCGGCTGCTTGCGGCTGGCTTCACTGCGGCATCGCACCGTTTGCGCGTCTATGTGCTGATCGGCTTTCCGAAGGACACGTTCGAATTGGCCGAGCAACGATTGCGGCAGATGCAGTCAATCGGGTTCACGCCAATGGCAATGCTCTGGCTTCCAACTACACCATCGCAAGAAAAATACCGGCCAGCACCCAAATGGCGTGCCTTTCAACGTCAATGGGCGCGACCGGCGATTATCCATGCAAAAAATATCCCACACGCGATCACCCGAGAGCACGACGGCTCGCCCTCGACGATCATCGGCGCCGTGCTCGATCAGTTGGGGAAGTAAAGGAAATGGCAACTAACAAACAATGTTGGCGACGCAATCAATGCGGGACTGCGTCGCCGTCGTTTCACCTAGGCCGGTTCGGTTGTCCCGGCTGTCCCGGCTGTCCGGGTTTCGGGTTCGGATCGCCCGGGTGCGGGTCCTTGGGGTCTGGCATCGCTGCCTCCTTGGTTTTGTCACGAACGTGGCACAACGCGGCGATTGCCAAGGCTGTTCCGGTTTGATGGTTTTGCTGGGGAACATCGCATGAGCTACTGGACCGTGGTGCGAACAACATCGTTTCGGGAGAACGCCGTTGCGGATCAACTGCGGCGCGCCGGCTTTCCGGTCTATCTGCCACGCACTCAAGAACGCGCTCGCGATCGTCAGTTGCGGACCGTGCCGTTGTTTCCCTGCTATCTGTTTGCTCAGGTGGTGGAACGCTGGGCGCCGATCGTTGCCACCGTTGGCGTGGTGCGATTGCTGCGTGCTGGTGATGGACCAGCACGATTACCCGATTACGTGATCGACGAACTGCACAAGCGCGAAGTAGATGGCATCGTTCGGTTGCCACCATTGCGTCGCGGTCAGGCGGTTCGGATCGTGCGTGGCAGCCTCAAAGGTCAGTTCGCAATCTATCAGGGGATGTCGGGTCGTGACCGGGAACACGTGCTGCTGTCGTTCCTCGGTCGTGAGGTGCATGCCGAGATCAGGGCAGGCGATGCGGTTGCCTACCACTAGGGCTTGTGTTCCGGCTCACCATAGCCTACAAGGCACACCGCGATGCAGTTGATCCTGCTACCGAATTGCCATCACGCTAGGCAATCCCGGCCTGCGGATGCGTCCGAAGCCCCAACATAATACCACATACTTGATAGCCTCTCATTCGTTCACAATTAAATGCTGATGCGTTTTGGTTTCGATGGCTATCCTGCTAGGGGCCACCTTCAGCCAGCGAATGTGGAGCCAACGTAGTGGCCGGGGGGGCCCCAAAAAAAAGCAGGAACCGCCGACGTATGACCGCGCGCATAGCTTCGCGTTAGATTCCGCAGGTTAGCAACCGGGGGTAGGTATTGGAGCCCGCTACAATGCAATGGCCGGCGGACCAGGTTGAGCGGCGGCCGGTCTCGGCGCTGGTGCCGAGCGCGCGCAACGCGCGAACCCATTCGGATGCCCAGGTGGCGCAGATCGCCGCCTCGATTCGCGAGTGGGGTTGGACCATGCCGATCCTGGTCGATGAAGCGGGGATCATCATCGCTGGGCACGGGAGAGTGCTGGCTGCCGCCCGGTTGGGCCTCGGTGAGGTGCCGGTGATGGTGGCTCGCGGTTGGACGGAAGCGCAGAAGCGCGCCTACATGCTGGCCGACAACAAGCTGCCGCTCAACGCCGGCTGGAACGACGAACTGCTGCAGATCGAACTAACAGACCTCGCGAGCATGGGGTTTGATATTCCGTTGGTCGGTTTTTCCGAGCGCGAGTTATCGGCGCTCAACGTCTCGGGCAATCCGGGGCTTACCGATCCCGACGAGGTCCCGGACGCGCCGGCCATTCCGGTAACGCGCCCGGGCGACGTGTGGATGCTCGGCCCGCACCGCCTGCTGTGCGGCGACGCGACCAAGCCCGGCGACGTTGCCAAGGCACTCGGCGGTGTGCGCCCGCAACTGATGGTTACCGATCCGCCGTATGGGGTGAATTACGATCCAGACTGGCGCAACCGCGCGGATCGAGCGAACGGAAAGCCCTATGGCGCGAGCGCCATAGGGCAGGTGTCGAATGATCACCGCGCCGATTGGCGTGAAGCGTGGGCGTTATTCCCTGGCGATGTTGTCTATGCATGGCACCCGCCGGGTGCCATGCAAGTTAATCACTACGAGGCGCTGGTCGCCGCTGGGTTTGAAGTTCGGATGCAAATCATCTGGGCCAAGCAGCAATTCCCTATTGGTCGCGGCAACTATCACGTTCAGCATGAGCCGTGTTGGTACGCCGTACGCAAAGGCAAGACGGCACACTGGCAAGGCGACCGCACGCAATCGACGCTTTGGCAGATCGACAAGCCGGTGAAATCCGAGACCGGTCACTCTACCCAGAAGCCGGTCGAGTGCATGAAACGCCCGATTGACAACAACTCCTCGCCCGGCCAGGCGGTCTATGATCCGTTCGTCGGCTCGGGCACCACCATCATCGCCGCCGAGATGACCGGCCGGGCTTGTCACGCCATCGAGATCGATCCCGTCTATGTCGACGTTGTCATCGAGCGTTGGCAAAACTTCACCGGCGAGCAGGCGGTGCTGGACGGGCAAACGTTTGAGCATATCAAGGCGGCGCGACATTCCGCTGCCGGCGCCGAACTGGAGGCTGTAGGTTGAGCGGTCCAAATAAACTTCCAACGCATCTGAAACTGCTGCGCGGCAATCCGGGCAAACGCGCGCTGCCGCCCGAGGCTGAGTTCGAGAACGCGCCCGACGTCCCCGAGCCGATGGCCTTCCTAATGCCGGCGGCGAAGGCGGAGTGGCGGCGCATTGCCGGCGGGCTGTATCATATGGGGTTGCTCTCGTTGGTCGATGAGCATCCGTTGGCCGCGTACTGCCAGGCGGTTGCGCGTTGGAAGGCTGCGGAAGATGCGATCGCGGAAATGGCCAAGCGCGATTTGCTCACCAAGGGATTGATGATCAAGACTACTGGCGGCAACGCGATTCAGAATCCGTTGGTGGGTACTGCTAACAAAGCGGCTTCGGATATGGTGCGATATGCCTCAGAGTTCGGATTTACTCCTGCCGCCCGCGCCCGCATCGCCGCCGGCAATACCAGCAACGGACCGCAATCAAAGTTCGCCGGCCTCATTGGCGGCCTGGGCGGAAGTGAAAGTGACACCGGCCGGAAAGCGGCGCGCCGCGCGCGTTATCAAGTTCATCGAAACCCTGACGGTCCCGAGCGGGATGGGACAGGGGAAGCGATTCAAGCTGGCGCCGTGGCAGAAGGCGTGGATTCGGGACATCTACGAGCCGCATCGGAACGGCCGTCGGGTGGTGCGCCGGGCGATCCTGTCCATTGGTCGGAAGAATGGGAAGACCGCGCTGATCGCGGCGTTAGCGTTGGCGCATCTGATCGGGCCGGAAGCGATTCCGAACGGTGAAATCTACAGCGCGGCGAACGATCGGGATCAGGCAGCGATCGTTTTCAAGTTTGCGCGTCAGATCGTCGAGTGCGATCCCGAGTTGATGGCGATGCTGGAAGTCGTGCCGTCGACCAAGACGATGGTGGCGCCGATCACTGGCTCGATCTACCGGGCGGTGTCGGCGGAAGCGGGAACGAAGCACGGATACCTGCCCAGCGTCGTCATCTACGACGAGCTCGCGCAGGCTAAGAACCGCGATCTCTACGACGTGCTCGATACCTCGTTCGGCGCCCGCGACGAGCCGTTGTTCGTCACCATCAGCACGCAGTCGAACGATCCCGAGCATATCCTCTCGAAGCTGATCGACGACGGGCTGTCGAAGACCGATCCGGCGATCGTCTGTCACTTGTACGCCGCGGACGAGGACTGCGCGCTTGACGATGAGGCGCAGTGGGCCAAGGCGAACCCCGCGCTCGGCATCTTTCGCGATCGCGAGGACTTGGTCACCGCGGTGCATAAGGCGATGCGGATGCCGGCCGAGGAGCCCAAGGTCCGCAACCTGTTTCTCAATCAGCGGGTGTCGCCATCATCGCCGCTGATTGCCCGCGCCGAATGGTTCGCCTGCGCCTCGACCGAGCCGGTCGAGTTTGCCGACGGCGAGGAGGTCTATCTCGGGCTCGACTTGTCCAGCGTGCTCGACCTCACCGCTCTGGTCATGGGCTCGGTCGACGCACCGATGCGCGTTCAATCGTTCTTCTGGAAGCCGGCCGAACTCTTGCGCGAGCACTCGGATCGCGACTTCGGCGCCGGTAACCAGCGTTATGTCGAATGGCACCAGGCCGGCCACCTCAACACCAGCCCGGGCAGGAGCATCGCGCCCGAGGTCATCGCGCTGTTCATCGCCGAGCTCACGCAGCGCTATCGCATCCGCGGCTTGGCTTACGATCGCTGGCGCATCGATGAGCTAATGCGCGAATTCGATCGGCTCGGGCTGCAGACCTACAAGGACGGGGAGACCGGCGACGGGCTGCGCGTGGTGCCCTGGGGCCAGGGTTTCAAGGACATGGGGCCGGCGATCGACGCGCTCGAACTCGCGATCACCGAGCGCTCGTTGGTGCATAGTAACAATCCGCTCTTGAACTGGAATATCGGCAACGCCATCGCCACCACCGATCCGGCCGGCAATCGCAAGCTCGACAAGGGCAAGGCACGGTTTCGGATCGACGGCGCGGTGGCGCTGGCCATGTTGCTCGGGCTGCGTGGGCGCGATCGCGTGGAAGAGCCGATCGATATCGCAGCGCTGATCGGGTGACGGAAAGTGATTGAACGTGCACAGCCGTCGATCGATGTCCTTAACGGCCCGGTCATCGATGCCGGCCAATCTT